ACTGTCGCAGAGATTTGTAAATCAAGAGAAGTATCTGTTGTCGTAACAATTTCGCCAGCAGTGAATGTTCCAGTAACAGAGTTTGCATCCAAATTAATTTCTGCAATAAGGTTTGCACCTTCTCTAAACTTAATGACTGTGGCAATAAGAGCAGTTGCACCAGAAGTTGAACCAGTTACTTTCTGTCCAATCGCTTTAGTGAAATCAGAAGTTCCAGCCTCAACAATACGAATAACTTTATCAGTTGACCATTGACCATCTGATACACGAAGCATATTGTCACGAGGATAGATGATTGTTGCTTCTTCATTAAAGAGAATTCGGAAGAACAGTTTGTGTCCATCTCTTGTTCCCTTTGCGGCATACATATCCTTAATGTTCTTGATAAGTTTGCGTTTTGCAATTCCATCTGCAAGAGTATTAGGAAGAGACTCCATAAATGAATCTCTAAACTTATCAAGGAAATCATAGACTGTGTTATCTACATCAGCGTATGCAAGAAGTTGTTGAATGTTCTGAACAGGGTTTGCACGATAAGACACAACCGTTGTGGTTGCTCCAGAACTATTACCAGTTACAGTTTCGCCTGTCTGGAATCTTTGTTGAGATGATATGAATAATCTTTTATTAGCATCAAAGTCATCGACAAGAATTTTTGCAGTTGCCTTACTGATAGAACCAGTAATTGTTTCCCCAACTGTAAACTTACCAACAGAATCCTCAAGAACAATATTCTCGCCTGTCTCATCAAGAATATAATTCTTTGTAATAGTTTCTTCAATAACATAGTTGTTAGAACCAGATACTACAAGTTCGCCCGCTTCAAGAAACTCATAGTAATACTTGAGGAAGAGGGAGAATAGAGGATGGTCGCTCTGAACAAATTCAGGCAGTTGACTCTGAATATGTGGAGAAACTTTATTCTTTAATGTTGGTTCATGTCCAGACATTTATTAAACCTTAATACGAAGATGAGGTTGAGTAACCAGTTCCGGCAGACGAACCACCAGCTTCAATTGTATCATTCTGTCCTGTTACTTTTAGTTCAGTCACATCAATTTCCAATAATTGATTCCGAACTGGAACAATGTCATTAGAGTTTGGAACAACAGTGACAATAATTCCACCAGTGTTTGTAGATGAAGTTATGTTGATAGAATTCAATGTCAGTGTTCCTGTATCATAATTAATTGTTCCAATGTTCGTGGCTAGATATGTTCTAGTTGTTCCACCAACAAGTGTGTATGCTCTCAAGTTTCCACTACCATCATCATCCATAAAATACTCTGTGGTATAACCACTAATATAGAAACCTGTGGAAGATGTGATACCACCCATTGTAGCATTGTGTCCAGTATGTGGATGATAAAGATTATTAGAGAACTTCAGTTCATATTTTGCCAAAGTGTTTAACTGTGGGGTAATTGTTTTTTGAATACGAACAGTAGTAATGTTAGAAAGGATTGATGTGTCAGTCGCATCAATCAAACGAGATAGTTTTGAGAATCTAAAGACACCATCAAACTTTGCTAAGTCAGATGTATTGTAGTTTGTTATTGTTGTGCGAACCAAAGTCTCTAAGTCTGTTGAAGTCTTTGTGGTAAGGTTTGCATTATACTTGAATGTTGTATTCAATTTAATCTTTGTTGTTTCTGGGTCGACAATAGTAGGACGAACAGAAGCAATATTATATCTGTCCAATGCAGTTGTGATTGTATCCTTTTGTGCCTGTGTTAGATTTACACCAGAGGTTGTTTTGATAGAAACAAAAACCTGTCCAAAGATTGGTGGATCATTATCTTCACCACCCCATACTTGAATAGCAGATGTGTCTGCATAAACTTTAGGAATGATAACCTTATAGTCATCTGTCGTAACTGCTCTACCCTGTGACGCAAAGTCTAGAGGAGCATTATACTTAATTGATTCGATTGTCTCTGGTTCTGCACCACCGGCTGCCGCAGAAACAGTTGCAATAGTAATATTGGTTTCGCCTGCAACTGATGTTCCAGAGAAAGTCTTTGCACCATTCGCTGCACCTTTGTTAGTAACAACATATTCTAAAATAATGATATTACCATCTGTGGGGTTCTTACCAACAATACCATCACCGAAGTATACTTCAAACTTCCCACCATCAACTTCCTGTAAGAAGTATGAGGTTGATGTTGCAGTAACTTGAGAAATGTCAGTTGCAAGATTATAAACAACTGTAGTTGAATCAGCGGCAGAGTTTTGAACTGAAACTTTAAGTGTAGTTGTGTCTGCACGATTGTCTGTTACCAAATATCTTTTCTCAAGATTATTATTGTCAACTGTATATTTTGCTGTAACAAGAGAACCTTCATATACTGCAAGGTTTGAAAAACGAAGAACGCCATTGAGTGGTGTTGTTGTTCTTGTTTCATTTACCACGAATGCATATGTGGTGTTATCAACTTGTGTTGTAAACTTTGTTCCCTTTGCAATAGTAGCAGAGGTTAGTGTGGAATTGTTTAGAGTAACATCTAGATAGGCAACTGGCGCACGAGCAGAACGAGGAGTGTAACCTAATGTCTTTGCATGAGAGACTACAGAAGAACGCAAAGTCGCAGTGTCCAAGTATGCTTCGTTGATTGCCATGTTTGCATTCATTCCCAAGTAATGAGTGTTGTATGCAAGCAAGTCGATAAGTGTTGATAGTCCAGAACCTTCAAAGTTATAATCTGAAAACTCTGTTTGGTTTTTCATAAATGTCTTTAGGTTGGTTTTGATGTCATCAAAGTCCAACTCAGTGACTTGTAATTTTGTTGCCATTTATCTTAGTCTCTCTAAAAATAAGTTTACAGTTTCCAATCCGCTTGAAGCATTTACAATATAAAACTGAATCTCTACACCGTAAGAATTTGAATCTGGATTAGCATTTACATTAACACTAATTACTTCTGCTCTCGGTTCAAAGTTTCCAATAACATCCTCAACATATCTTTTAAGAACATCAGCAGTAACAGGAGTTACAGGTTCAAATAATATTGCACGAACATCAGAACCAATCTCTGGATGGAAAGGACGCTCATAGAAATTTGTATTCACCAAATTACGAACGCTACGCTTGACAGCTTCCACATTGGTAAGTTTACTAATATCACCAGTAATAGGATGCTTTGTGAAATTCAGATTAATGTCTTTGAATACTTGAGCATTTCTCTCTGAATTATTTGTCGACTCTGCATCTCTAAACGCTGTTGGATTGGCTGCCATCTAAATCTCCTTAAAGGTATTTATAACGATTATCAGAGATTAACGAACTGACGGTTCTTGATATGTTGTTCTGCAATCGCTTCCTTAGACTGTCCATAGTAAGGAACTGCATGATGTTTCTCTACCATATAATCATTGATAGATTGTTCTGCAAAATCAGTTGTTCTCCACAGTTGTCCTAAGATACGGCCGAACTTTCCTTCAGCATCTTTTTTTGTTTTAAGAACAATACCACCCTCATCATCCAACATCTCTGTAAGAAACTTTTTGGCTGCAAGTCCATACTTCTTTTCTTCTAAATCTCTCGTGCGACTTTCTGGTGTGTCGATACCGAAAAGACGAATGCGCTCTTTTCTCAACCAAACACCGAACCCCAAGTCAATGTCTACATCAACTGTATCACCGTCAACAATATGAACTACCTTACATCTATACTCATACATTTAATTATCCTCCGGCAAAAACATTTGGTGAACCAGCTGCAACCGAAGTGCATCCACTGATAGCATCACCAACTCTTCCTGCTCCTTTTCCATTTACTTTAACTGTAGAAGAACCAGCAGCAATAGGTGCAGAATGAGATGGACATGGTGCAGGCGGAAGAAGATGGCCTGTATTCACATCTCCCTGTCTACTCCACGCAATACCATTGACAAATACATTTGGACTTCCCACTGCTCTAGTCATACCAGAACAATGCGTTACATCTGCATCGCCAATTCTTGTTGCGGCGGGCATTACTTTGTTTCTCTCTTCATTAGTTCTTTTAGTTTGTCGTTATATGATTCCATAATCTCATGTTGTTCTTCTGTATGAGGCTCTGGAATAATCTCTGGTTCAAATCTTATGAGGTTATCAAACACCATCGGTATATCATCATAGTTCGTATACCTATGAACCGCCCCATCAATTGTAATATCAAACTCGCCCTTCATTAGTTCAAGTCAATCCTTGCGGCGTCAACATCTAAGTTGCCAGTAATTTTTGTAGTCTGGTTTGCGCCATATGTTTCCGTAACATCTTTAGTAACTGTTTCAGTCTTTGCGTCTTGATATGTTTCCGTAACAGAATTAGATACTGTCTCTGCTCGTTTACCAGTTATAGATATTGTGTGAGTATGATTTGCGTTTTCTGTTCCGTATGTTTCCGTAACATTCTTCTTTACAACTTCCGTCTTATTACCATCGACTTGAATGTTCCAATCACCTTTGATGTATGTCTTACAGTTTGAATCAATCGTAAGGTTCACATCACCTTTGATATTGCAGAAGTTATTGCCTGCGATAATCTCATAGTTCTGTCCTACAACTCTTGTTACCTTGTTACCGTCAGCATCAATCTCATAGTATGTTCCACTCTTATGTTTCTCATAGATACGCTCCGCATATGGCGTGTCATCGTATTCTTTGATGTGTCCGCCTTCTGTTTCAAGAACATGGTTGTAGGGATATTCTGTATTGCGTCTTTTGTATGGGGGAACTCTATCTTCTTGTGTCTCTGGATTCTTTCCAGTTGCATCCTTACCACGAATAGAATCATCTGTAGTCTTTGGTTCTTTCCATGTGGTTGCGGTTAAGTCTGTATTGGTTGCAATCTTATCTGTCCACTGCGAAGCAACATCCACTGTAGAATCTGCATCACCAAGTATCTTTGATTCATTTGCAGTAGGAACTTCTTCTGTTGCAGCGGTATCTCTTGCTTCAATCTCTGGATGCGCCTCTAGCAAACCAGAAGTCAAACGAGAAGTGTCTGCCTTTCCTACACGAGAAGGGTAAGGCCCAAAGTCTGGTTCTTTCTTATACTTTGTGTCTTGTGTGTCTGGTGCATCTGGTGAGTTAGGGTCAGAGAAACCTTTTGTTGGGTCTGGGGCGGAGGCAGGAGTGCCCGGCAAGATACCCATAATGACAGGCTCTTGTAGATAGTCTGGATCACGAAAGAAACCAAACACCCAATCGCCTGGCTTAATATTATGGAACGCACCAACCTGTGCAGTAGGTGGAAGAATGACTTGCGCCCACGGCAAGTCTTGCGTAGGAATCTTTGTCAAGTCATCTGTGTGATAACCAAAACAACGAACACGAATACGCCCAAGTGCCTTTGGATCATCTCTGTCCTCACAGACTCCAATGAACCAAGTAAACCCATCACGACCCATAAAATAAGATAACATATCTGCCATAAAGAAAAACCCCTTTCCAGTATTTATACCGAAAAGGGGTCAGTGTTGAGAGAAGGAAACTTACTTATTCATTACATACATCGTAACTTCAAATCCGAAACGCATTTCTTCAAAAGTTGGTTTTGTCCACATAATGTTCTCCTTTCATATAATACTTAGATGATAGGAGCAATAATCCGTCTAGTGATTATCATTGTTATTGGGTAATGATTGGTCGGAGATGCTGGATTTGAACCAACGACCCTCTGCTCCCAAAGCAGATGCGCTACCAGACTGCGCTAATCTCCGGCAATGAATTCACTTAATGTAGGACGCTCACGCTTTCCTAAAGTCCATTGACGAAACTCTGTTATAATCTTTTCTTTAACTGTATTGCCTTCAGCAAGACGATACAAATTATTTTTATATTCGTTACCAGCAGTCCACACACGATGATCGTCAGAGTAATCATAGAACCAATCATGTCGAGAAGCTTCATTGAAGAACTGTTCTATATTCATCATACTGTTCCTGGCAAGTTCTTAGTTGTATCTAAGATGTCGATGACATCTTTTTTTGTGAGGAAACCTTTGACGGTATCCCCTTCATGTGTAATAGGTGGAAACGAGCATGGTGTTCCATTCCGAAGCAACATGATTTCAAACAATCCCCTATCGCCACCATAAGAACACTTATGTGATACGATGGACAGACTGTATCCATTATCAAAATCAATCTCACCACCATACTCGCTTCCTTTCAGATCACCATCAAACATCTGGTAATCGGAAACTTTATATTCTTTAACACCTTCAAACATTACATACACACCACTCTGTTAGTCACACTACCATCGCTATGATACTGAGGACTTACCCAGCATTTCTGCATCTTACCAGTTGCGATACCTCTTCCAGTATGAACCTCAACACCACCAACACCAGTGTTGATGTTTATCTCATTACCAAGTATTTGTTTTGCAATAGAAACAATAGCAATTTGTGTCATCACTTTACTGTTCATATCAAACTCAAACGCATTTGCATTACCTGTAAAGGCAACACCCATCATTACTGCAATCAAAAGTTTTTTCATAATTTTCTCTCTTTCTCTCAACTTACATATACATTATATGTTATCAGAACAGATATGTCAATAGCTAAAGCCAAAATAATTGAAAAAAGATTCCTAGTAGAATCAATCACTTACGATAAGGTTGGAATATTTTTTAAGTTTTTCTCTCTTTTCTTCATAGGATTCTTCCATATCATCCTCAGAAATCTTTAGGTGATTCGCTGTCAGTTCTATCATGCACAACAAATCTCCTAGTTCCTTTTGAAGTTTGGATGTGTCATTACCGAAGCGTAGTATCTTACTACACTCCTGTATGACTTCACCGCATTCTTCCATAAGAACAACGAGGCATTCTTCTTTCCTATTGAGTAGGAGTTTCATCCAATTCCTTTTCCAGTTCGTTCTTCAAACTATTCAATCGACTTGTCATCCAACCGATTGCAGTATTGATATGCCCAGTGTCATGCGGTTGCAATTGACTCTCTGCATATTCAATCTCTTCCTTTAGCATCCAAAGCTTATCAAACTTCTGCTTCGCTGTTGTCATCTTCTATTTCCACTTCCTTGTTGTTGCCATACTTAAACTCTTTGGATGCACA